TTATTGTTAAAACATAAATAGTCTACTAATCGTGTTGAGTAGTAGTTTGCGTATTCCCTTGCTTTTCCAACTAAATAGTCCACCTCGTTCTTGTCTACGTTTTGTGCTGTTTCGCTACTGTGTTTAAGTACAGATTTGTTTGTAATTGTATACGCTGCAAATGGTATGTAATTCATCTGCGCAAACCAAATTAATGTTGGCTGAACGTATGTATTTACCAATGTCAAATAATCGCCACTTAATGTACTAGCTATAATGTCAGCACTAATCTTGTTGTATAAGTCTGTACCTAATAAGTTCTGTATGTCTATTTGCTGTGCAACCTTAACAAACTGTAGCATCTTGTCAATGTCTACATTTCCATCAATGATGGAGTTTTTCTTAAGGTCTTTTGTGCTTATAAATAATGCTGTTGCCATTAGTTTCTAAATTTCATTTTGTTCCAATACTCTGCTGTATAGCCCTTATACTTCATATCGTTTGGTGCAACTGGTACTTTTTGTGCATTAGCCTCTGGCTTAAAACCTCTTTTCCTTGCTTCTGTTGTACTTATTGCATCGCCTAAACCCTTTGCACCATCTTTGCGCACATAAGTCTTACGAAGCCATTTATGGTTGCATCTTGCACCACCCTTATAAAGCCATATAGAGTAGGTATCTGCACCCTTTTTACCAAACCCAGCATTAACCGCTTTGTTTTCCATAGCTACTATGTCCTCTTTTCTGTAAACCTTTTTAGCACTTACCATTTTAGAGCAAAACTGTCTTGATGTTGCTTTTGTTCTTTCTGGTGCATACATATATCTTACAAGAAATTCATTGCCTTCTTCTTTTGTTTGTTTGCTTGTGCCATCTTGCTCACTCTCTTTATAAGGCTTTGCGCTACCAGTACTTACAAACTCCCAAATCTTTGATAGTAAACTTTTGTCTTTAGGTTTGTTAAGGTCTGTTATTACCTCATCTAACCCTTGTTCTTCATCGTAGTTTACCTCTCTTTCATCTATTACTTCAAATTCCTCTAATAGCTCTGCTTCGTCTTGCCCTAAATCTATAAGTGCATCCGCTATATCGCTACCTAATTCGTCTGGTAATTCTGCACTTAATTTAACACCAGTTTCTTCTTCTTTAGTTTCTTCATCCTCTACGTTTTCAAGGTCTGTAAATTCTAAAGGCTGTAAGGTCTTAAAGTATAGTTTTAAGCTAATATTATTGTAAGCTAATATACTATCAAAGGCATCTATTAAAAGTGTCTGAAATGGTCTAATAACTGTGTTATCCATTAGTATAGAAGCAGTCTTTAACTCGTCTGCGTTGTTACCAAGTCCGCTACTGTCTTTAATACCTAAAAGCATAGGGCTTACAATCCTATGTGCTACCATAATCTTTTTACCACTCTCATCACTTAAGAATTGATATTGGTTATGCGCATCGCTTAATTGTATAGGCTCTATTGTTGCTGCACTCTCTGGGTTGTCGTTAAACGCTAATATAAATTTACCAGCATTACTTGAGCCGCTAAACTTTTGGTATATTCTATTCTCTAACATTTGACGTTCCTCTGCATTTGGAGTTCCGTTGTTAAAGTTAATTAACATACTTGGTGCAAGTCCATTAAGGATATTGTTCAAATGATAGTTACTTATTTCTTCTTCTAACTCTGCGTATTGTAAACCACCTTGATAGTCTGGGCTTGAATAATACTTATACCCAGCTCTGTAAGGCTTAACATATACTATCTCTATGTTTTCTTTTGAATAACCAAAAGCTGGTATGCGTGTTGTTTCATCCGCTCGTTTTACTTTACTCCAATCATCAGAATAGTAATAAGCCTCTATCTCGCCTTTGTCGTTACATTTCTCTGCTCTTAAGTTCTCAACTGGGATATGCTCTACTTGTGCCACAGTTTTGCGGTCTTTTGAGTATATAACTTGCATAGAACATTGACCCATAAGTTTAAGGTCATAGCATAACTTACGCACACAATCCTTGTGAAACAAAGACATCATTTTAGCGTATGCTTCTGGCTTCTTGCTGCTGTTTAAAGCATCTAAACCTTTGCCATATATCATTTCGCTAACTCCGTTAATAATAGCGTTGTTTGTTGGGCTACCATTGTAACGGTCTATTAGGTATGCGAAGTAATTGTTATCTGCGCCATAGCTAACCCATTCCTTGTTGCTTTTCTCTACAATTTGTGGGCTTGTGTATGTGCTTAAATTTACTACTCTTAAATCGTTCATAATATAATATAATCGTTATCAAAACTATCTTCTTGTACATACTCATCTTTATTAATAGAGTAGTAGTCGTTAGTAGTTTGGTTTATTGTTTGGTCTGTGCAAAATACTTTGTCTTTGTATATTACCGCAGTTCCGTTTTTAACTTCTAATATGTAAAAATCGCCTTCTGTTAGCGTTCCAAAAACCGCATCAAAACTCATATAATTACCATCAGTTGATGCAGTAGGAGTTAAGTTTACGTTTGTACCAGTACTTTCGCTTGTAAGATTTACTGTTATACCACCATTGATATATTGTCTTGGTATTATCTTAAAGGTCTTATTTCCGTTTGTGCCTATTAGCTTCATATTAATATATAAACAAAACTAATTTATTTTGTATTGTAAGGCATAAAAAAAGGGCTATCCGTTAAGATAACCCTAAATTTAAAACCCTAATTGTGATTATGCAGTTGGGTCTATTTGTACCGCAGATGCGTCAGCAGTAATTACTGACCCAGTCACAAAGTAAGGCGGTGCAGTTTCTTGCGCTACCGCTGTAATTGTGTACCCAGTTAAATCTCCCATTGCAGCACCAGATACAATAGTACCACCATTTACATCAGCTCCGTGTTCTAATCCCATAACGAAATAATTTCCGTTGTAGTCCTCTATTGCGATGTGTGGTCTTGCGTGTGCAATTAGTTTAAGTTCCTCTTGTGTTGCTTTGTCTTGGAATGTAAGTGTAAGGTTAAGTGTACTTTCATAGAATGTCGTACCATTCTCTCTACTCGAATTTATACTGGTTTCTAAAGAAGAATTACCCTTAACATCAAACTGAAACCAAGATGGAGTTCCGCTAAATGCAGTAATCTCTCCAGAAGCTATTGTGGCATCTCCTAAAGTACCAAAGTCAGCAAAGTAAATAGTTTTAATACCACCTACTGCGCTTTTGCAAGGTACTTTTCTACCAGTTGTTAATGAACAAGCCATATTTTTATAGTTTTTTTAAATAAAAAAGGGTAGGGTAAATTTCCCCACCCCTTTCTACGTTGATTAATTAATTATTATACAGTTCTGTAAACGATGTCAGATACTTGAGCGTATTGTACGCCACTTGTGAAACGCATTACTACACGAATGTTCATCGAGCCATCGATTTCTTGCATATCTAAAACAGATATATTATTCAAATCAGAAATCAAGGAAGTTCCAAAGAAAAGATTAGACTTTTCAGCAGCAATAATTACATCGTCAGCAGCACCTCTTGCTGGAATTACTGGAATACCATCAAAGAAAAGGTTACCAAGAACTTGGTTGTTTCCTTTATTTTCGTATCCGTTAGCACCAACTCCAGCAGCACCAAATCCGCCTAAAGCACGAGTGTAAGCACGAATTACGTTAGAAGCAGCATAGATAGCCAAATCTTCACTTCCGTAAACAGCAGTTGGGATAGCATCTACAACAGTACCTAATTCAGCAACTACGTTTGCAGCAGTTACAGCAGTACCTACGATGTCTTGTCCAGCTGGCAAATCAGTATCAGCAGCTAACAATGTAGCAAATCCGTCAAATTGTCCAGAAGTTGCAGTAGAACCACTCCAGATGTTTTTCTCTGTGCGGTCAGCTACTTTAGCAGCAACGTGAGCCAATACAAAATCAGAGAAAGAAGCTGGTAGAGTGTCATTCAATCCAAAGCCCATCTCTGCCGCTTGCCACGAACTGTGTAGGTCTTTCTTACAAAGGTCAAGGTTTACTTGAAATTCTTCTGGCTGTAAGATTTTCTCTGTAAGAGTTAAAGTCCCTTGTCCAGTCTGAAAATCACAAGTAGCATCTTTTACGATATCGTCAGTAGAAGCTTTTTGAATTACAGATTTAAACTTGACGTTAGGCATAATTGTAATATTGCCTTTGTCTAATGTGTCCGCAGAAAGCAACGCTGCCGCTACGTACTTTGATGAAAATTCCCCAGAATATGAGGTTGTAATTGATAAACTCATTTTATTTTAGTTTTTAGTTATTTATTTATTTAGTTTTGAAAATACTCTATCTAATGTCCCTAATCTTCTATTAGGTGCAATTTTAAATTGTACTTTGTGTTGTTTAGCCTCTGGGTTAGCTTTGATTGGCTCGGCTGCTGGCTCGTTAAGTTCTGCTTGTACTTCTTCTGGTACTTCGCTTAATTCTACTTTTTCGTGCTTGCATAGTTCCTCTGTTACAAGGTTTCCTAACTCATCTGCGCTTAAGTCCTCTTTAGGCTCTAACATTGCTTTGATTTCCTCAATCATTGATTTAACCTCTGCAAGTTCTTCTTTAGTAGCATAGCCCATTTCTTCTTTTTCTTCTTCAAGGACTACATCTTCTGTTGCTTCAACTTCTTCTTCTGGTGCTTCTTCTGCGCCAGCTTCTTTAATTTCAGCAATCAGACCTTCTTCTGCTACTACAAGTATTTTACCATCTTCAAGTTCATACTCTCCAACTGGTACAGCTACTTTCTCATCTTCGGTAACAATAAATACTTCATTACCAGCTTCAAACGCTTCTGCCTCTAAAACAGTTCCGTTCTCTAACGCTTGTTGTTCCAACTTAACTTCTTCGGATAAGTTTAAAACATCTTTGATTTTACTAATCATATCGTTCGTGTTCATATTAATATATAAGTGTTAAAAATTAATTTTGCATTTTTGTTATGCCTTTGCTTGTATAATAAACCACTCTGTACCATTACACCATATCTTTATGCCTTCATAAGCTTTGTTTATTCTAAAGGCGCTTGAGCTTCCATCTAAAGTTTGCCCAGCTCTTGGTGTAAGGTCAGCGTGTGTAGCTGTATTGAAACTACTGTCCGATATTATACGTTTACTTCTGTTTAAGTTTTTAGCTGCAGTAGCATCTGGTAGTGTTAATTCTACAGTACCATTTCCACCACTCCAAGTTAATACAATCAACTCTGCTTCATCATAAGCAGTATCGTTTAAATCAATAGTACCACCAGCTACGCTTACTGTTAAGGCTGTTGGGTCAAGATGATTAACTATAAAAGACTGAACATTAGTTAAATTTGATTTTTTTGTTTCTGATGATTGAACAATAGCTATTTCTTCTGCACCAGTTATATTTGCTGCAGCTACATTAGTTAAATCTGATATTTTTTTATCTGACATT